AGGAAGAACATGGTACCCTAACCGTTCAGGACGGGGTTGGCTCATCAACAGTTCATGAACTGTACCTTTCGTCAAAGGTTATTCTTCCAAAAACTTTAAGGGAGAGAATTTAGCGGGTGTTAACAAAGGGCTCACTTGCAACATATAGTCATACGAGTGATACGTATTACATATTGCACCCAATCATTTACACCTGCATCTCTCCCCCTTATTTAGGCAAAGGGAACAGGTGTTCCACCCAATCATTTGCCTTCTTACTCTTCATCTGGTGTTAGCCAGAGAATGAGACAGCACCAAAACATCATCCACAGTAATAGGATGAAGATGATTGGCTCACTGTAATACATAATAAACTCTAACATGATAACTCCGATTCCTTTAGTGGGTGTGATAAAATAGTACTCCACGTGCACAAGCAGGTAGCACTATGGAAGTGCAACGCACAGCTGTGCAATACCTGCTTGGTGTACCAGTGGGTACTATAGTTCGAACTTACCCATAGGTTGACGTTCAGGTCGATAGTACCACGCAGTAGCTGGTGGTTTAGCTATGCCCGTGGACTTGTCGACTGATTCGTCAAGGATTTCCTTGCGGTGAAGTTCGTAGATGACACCCGAGGTTGTCTGTACGTTAGTCCCCTTGGAAAGGGCGAACTCAACGAGTTTGGTTATCTGTGCAACAGATAAGGACGCAGGACAGACAGACTTGGGGTCTGTATTGATTCGAATGTTTGAATCTGAATAGAGTGGCTTGCCCAGTCTATCTTCATCGGCAACGAACTCACCGAGTCGCTTGTCGAAAGACCCCCGAAGGGTGTTGGATATGGAAAGAATGACTATGTTCATAATAAGGTTTCCTTATTGTTAAGGGTTATTGTCAATCTTGGAGTATTCCAAGAAGTAAGCAGGGGTACAGCTAACGTAGCCCGAAGGTTTCACCAGTGGTGGGGCTTCCGTTTGAACTGATGCAGTTCCAACGGGAGCGGACCCCCCATGCCGTGAAAACGCACGGGGTACGTAGCGATGTATACCCTGTACACTCATTCTACAGTATTTTTGAGAATGTTTTAGGATTCGCCTCCCAGAGTTTATACGTTATATGGAGGCACCTATAGGTATTACCTCTAGTCCTTAATAAGGAACAACTTAGAGGACTTCACTTCAACCAATTAATAACTATTGTATCTTAAATAAAATGGTTTTATTTTTTTAGTAATATTTATAGTACATATTGTTTAAATAAGGGGTTGATTCGCACTATGTTAGATGACACTAGTCCTGACTATAGGCTGGTACAAGGATACATCACTGAAAACGGTGACTTAGACTACCAGACATTGTGGGACGATTTAATAAGAATGACTGGATTCTCTGCTAAACCGCATAGGGAAGCCCGTTTTAAGGAGGTGACAGAGGCTTATGCAAGATGGTCTACAGCAAATAACAAAGATATTGATAAGGCTAGGGAGGATAATGGTCCTGTGGCTGGAGTTACTCCTATTGATGATGTATCAAGGGGTTACCCGCCTATATCGCCTATTAGCCCGGTCGACTGGATTACCTACCGCAAGGGAACTAAGGGAAAGAATGATTACATTATTGAAGCATGGGGACGACAGGTAACCTTTGAGCAGGTTACTCAGCTATTTATAGAGCTATATAAGAACGAAAACCGAATATATCCCCCACCTAGGTTCAAGGGAGGTAATATGCTTATAGAGTTTTTACTTGAATGTTTAATTGAGGGGGCAGTTACATGGAAACTTCTAAGAAAGTACAAATTAATACCGAATTTCTAATAATTCCTAATATCACTTATTATATCAATAAGGATACATCGCAATCTTGGAGGGGTATTGTTTTCTGTTACTATTAATCACAAGGATACAGGTCCAACTGACTATACTATTTATCTACAGAAAGAGGCTACAGATGAGGATATTGACTTCAACCATTGGCAGGACGCAGATGAGGGGCAATATGCTCTCACAGATGACGGATATGTAGCTAAAATCATTAAAAAGAAAGAATATACCGATATTCAGGGTAGAAAAAGCTTCTATTACAGGCTACCTTTTGGGTATATTATGTGGGATAGTAAATATCCCAATAAAAAGCTAAATTGTGGTGGCAGGATAACTAATACTACGATGACTGGGAAGAGATGGTTAGAAGTCAGGTGTAATTCAGATGATTACCAAGATTTAGCATTCTGGGCGGCTATTACGGAAAACCGTGATGTAGCTATTGATAGGGTATATGGGAGTGTATCAGTAAGTAAACGCCGAAAACTAAAACGCCATATGCGTACTGAGAGTTTTAAAACTATGAAAAGAGATGAAGCACAGAAAATGTTAGCTGATAATATGATGGATGCTGACTATTTTATAGATTTGATGAAACAAGGGGTTGAAATAGCTTTAAGAAAGGAAGATGTTAATGGTATTCGTGGATTTGTCAATGATGGCATGGAGATACATGGTATGAAAGACAAGGAGACTATTACTGTTACCGATAGGTTGGAAGCTGTACAGACTAGAGCCCTAATAGACAATATCAATCAAGAAGAGCATAAGCTTATAGCTACAAGGAAACAGGAAATGATAGTTGACGATACAAGGGACACTAAAGAAGACTAACTTCTTGTAATATTGTGCAAAATACGATAGATTCTGCTCAAGTAGATAGTTTTGAAAATAAGTGGATAGAGGAGAATGCCCTAAAGAAGCTGAAGGAGAACATTGGTCTATTTGGTAAAACAATGTTTCCGACAGCTTTAAACAAGGATGTTCCTCCTTTTCACCATGAGATTTACAAATCCTTAGCTGATGAGGCTTTAAGGCGGGTACTAATAGCGGCTCCGAGAGGAACTGCTAAGAGTACAGTGACCTCCTTGATTCTACCCCTTCACAAGATAGCCTTCAAGCCCTCAGCTAAGGACTTATTTATAGTTATTGTCTCTGAAAGTCAAAGTCAGAGTATAAACTTCTTATCTAGAATAAAATATCATTTAGAAAATTCTGGTAATTTTAAACAAATGTTTGGGGACTACGGTCCCCTTACAGCAAAAAGGTGGACTAATAATGACATTGTCCTTTCAAATGGGGCTCGTATTGTTGCCGTTGGTACTGGGCAGAGAGTTAGGGGTTTTATCGAGGGAGATACTCGTCCTAACCTTATTATTGTTGATGACTTTGAATCAGAACTCAATGCCGCCACAGCAGAAGGACGAGCAAAAAACAGGAAATGGATAACAGAAGCAGTAATACCGTCTCTTTCAGACGATGGAAGAGTTGTAATGATTGGTACTGTCATATCAGAGGATTGTTTCTTATATTGGGCTAAAGATTCTCCAGCTTGGTTTGTTCTGTGGTATGCTATATACGATGAAAAAGGTCGTAGTATATGGGATGAAAGATTCCCTAAAAAGAGAATACTGGAGATTAAGTCTGAATTTGAATCAGTTGGAAATCTAAATGGATTTTATCAGGAGTATATGAATGAAGCTCAATCGCCAGACAATGCACCATTTAAGCCAGAGTATATCAGATTACATCATTACGAATATAAATACGAAGATGGACAAAATCTACTCGTTAGGACAGTGGATGGGGAAATGGAGCGTAAACCTGTTGATATCTACTGTGGCATTGACCCTGCTAGTAGTCTATCCGCTCGTAGTGACTTCTTTGTTATTGCTACTCTTGCTGTTGACAGTGATGGGACTATCTATATTGTCGATATTCTCAGGGATAAACTTGACCCTGCAATACAGCCTGAAACAATTATCAAAGTTTTTAAAAAATATCACCCAAGAAAAATGAAGATTGAGACGACGGGCTATCAAGAGGCACTGAGGAGTAACGTAAGAAAAATGATGCTCGAACAATCCCTGTATATACCGGGACTGGAAAAGGGCATAAAACCAAGACAGAGAAAATCCGAACGATTGTTGTCCTTGGTAGCCCCGCTCGCTAGAGGAGAGTTCTTCTTTAGACCTCAAGATATTCATGCACAATCAGAGTTTTTGTCCTATCCGAGAGGAAAACATGACGATATTCTAGACGGCATATACTATGCAATAAATGGAGTTAAACCATGTAGGCGAAAAGATTTCATTAACTCAGAAACACTAAAAAAGCCAAAGAAACTACTTGATTGGCTTACAATGTAATATGTAATTTCAACCGATGGCGTACGAAGAAAACGAATCAGGTATACCTGAAGATATTGTCGATAAGACACATATCCTTTGGCGTACTTATTCAAACAAAAGGGAGCTCTGGGCTCAACAAGCTCAAGAAGACGCTGAATTTCGTTTAGGAAAGCAGTGGACCGCAGAGCAACAAAGAATTTTACTTGAGAGGGGACAAGCTCCCCTTGTAGTAAACCGAATCCACCCAGCAGTAGAAGCCGCTAAGGCTCTACTGACTTCAGGCAAACCACAATTTAGAGTATCTCCTAGAGAGGATAGTGATAATAAGATTGCTCAGGTCTTTAATGGATTACTAGAATATATGTGGTATATATCCGACGGGCAACAAGCTCTTCGGAATACTATAGACGACTACTATACAATGGGTTTAGGTGCTATGATGGTATATATTGACCCTCTCAAGGATTTTGGTCGTGGTGAAGTCTGCATAAAAGACATAGACCCATTAGATGTTTATATTGACCCAAATGCTAGAGATAGACTGTGTGATGATGCAGAAAATGTTATTGTTAGTCGTTTATTTACCAAAGAGCAAGCTATGCGGATGTATCCGCAGTATGAGAATGCTATCAAAACTGCTCAGTCAGATTTACATTCAGATAGACCAACCACATCAAGGATAGATGATAAAGGGATAGTATTCCCAGAGGACACAGCTACAAAAACAGATATTAACTTTGGAGAGTCATCTGAATATATAAGAGGTTATGAGCGTTACTATAAGATTTGGGTAAAGAGATTCCATGTAAAGAATAACATAGATAAGCGTGAGGAAGTGTTCATTGAAGAAGAGATGGAGGAATACTTATCCAGAACTGCTGTAAAAATTAATGGTCAACCAATAACTGACCCAAAGAAAGCTGAAGGCATAATTGGTCAATTAACTCAACAGTACGACCAAGCTGTTCAAAAAGCAGAGATGGAAGATTTAGACCCACCTCAGTTTCCAAACATAGAACAGGTTACATTTGCAGACTTAGTAAAAGAAGGCTTAATTGAGACCGTGTCTGTTCCAGTACAAAGGGTTAAAATGTGCGTCATCATGGGGGACAAATACTTGTACTCCCGCATACTCCCTATGGAACATTATCCTGTCGTGTTGTTTATGAACATTCACACTAGAACACCCTACCCGGTTTCTGATGTTAGGATGGTTAAAGATATGCAAGAGTATATTAATAAGACACGGTCTTTGATTATAGCTCACGCTACTACATCCACGAATACAAAGATTTTAATACCGTCTGGTTCGGTAGATATGCAGGATTTTGAACAAAGATGGGCACAGCCCGGAGTTGCAATAGAAGTAGACATGGACGCTGGGACACCTCAACCTATACAACCTACACCATTACCTAATACATTATATCAGAACGAGCAAATAGCTAAGACTGATATTGACCATGCTTTAGGTTTATATGAGTTAATGCAGGGAAATGCTGAAGCCGCCCCTCATACATACAAGGCTACAATAGCACTTGATGAATTTGGTCAGAGAAAGATAAAGTCTAAATTGCAAGATATAGAAACAGGACTAGTAAGATTGGCTAAGGTTGCTATTCCTCTAATGCAACAACTATATCAAGCTGAAAAAGTCATTAGGTTATTACAGCCTAATAACAGTTTAACAGAGGTGGCTATAAATCAGAAATTGTACGACGACAAGACAGGAGAGATAGAGGTTGTAAATGATATCTCCAGAGGTGCTTTTGATGTTATTGTCGTTACAGGTTCTACATTACCAACTAATCGTTACGCACAGCTTGAGATGTATATGGATGCTTATGAAAAGGGTATTATTGACAAGAAAGAGGTCTTAAAGA